GACTTGGCGGGTGGGGCATGCCGCAACTTTGACGAATACCAAAAACTCTGCGGAATCATTCAAGGTCTTGCGACCGCAGAGCGTCATCTCCTAGACCTTGCGAAGAAAGTAGAGCAATCAGATGAGTGAAATCATTCTGCCCCCGGGCATTTCCTTGCCCAGCCACATCCAGCCGGTCGACAAGCCCGACGAAGATGCAGACAACGACACAAAAGCCAGTGCGCTCCCGACCCCAACAGGTTGGAAGATTCTGTGTGTTGTGCCAGAAGTCGATGAGAAGATCGCGGGCACGTCCCTTGATCTGGTCAGAGACACCGCCACCATGCGTCAGGAAGAACATGCCACAACGGTTCTTTTTGTTTTGCGTGTCGGCGCAGACGCCTACAAAGACCAAGCGAAGTTCCCCAACGGCGCGTGGTGCAAAGAAGGCGACTTCATCCTTGTTCGGACCTACACAGGCACCCGGTTCAAGATTTTTGGAAAAGAGTTTCGCCTCATCAATGACGATCAGGTGGACGCTGTTGTGCAAGACCCTCGCGGACTGACCCGCGCTTGAAGGAGTAGAAATGGCAGAAGCATTTAAGTTCCCTGACGAACAGGACGAATCCCAAGGCCAGACGGTTGACCTCGATGCCGGTGACACGGAAATCGAGATTGAAGTCGTAGACGACACCCCTGAGCGCGACCGTGGCCGCAAGCCGCTGGACCGTGAAGTGGCGGACCCCACGGACGAAGAAATCGAAAGCTACTCTGACAACGTCAAGAAGCGCATCAAGGACTTGACCCATGCCCGTCACGACGAGCGCCGGGCCAAGGAAGCGTTGTTGCGTGAGAAACAAGAGCTGGAGCGTCTTGCACAGCACATGGTGGCGGAGAACAACAAGCTCAAACAGTACGTGAACAACGGCTCTGAGCACTACGCCGCGTCCATGAAACACATCGCTGAAAACGAAGTGGACAAGGCCAAACGAGCTTTGAAAGAAGCCAACGAGTCCTTTGACACCGAGGCAATCATCGCCGCTCAAGAAGCGTTGATGGATGCCAAAATGAAGGCAGAGGCCGCAAAAAACTTTCGTCCAACCCCTTTACAACTGGACGAAGATACTGTACAAATCCCACAAAACCGCGAAACAGCACCCGCAGTCGACGAAAAGACCCTGCGCTGGCAGGCAAAAAACCAGTGGTTCGGCGCGAATGGTTTCGAGGAACTTACCAGCTTTGCACTAGGGCTGCACCAGAAACTAGTCAATTCGGGCATTGACCCGCGAACTGAAGAATACTTCGAGAGGATTGACTCTCGCATGAAGTCGACGTTCCCCGATGTTTTCGGTGACGATAGGCCAAAGTCCGGTGATAGCTCCAAGAGGCGCTCCACGGTTGTAGCTCCGGCGACTCGTTCGTCAGGAGTTCGGAAAGTGCAACTGACGAACACGCAGCTTGCGTTGGCGCAGAAGTATGGATTGACCCCGCAGCAATACGCTGCTGAAGTTGCTAAATTGGAGAAATGACAATGGCTGAATTGACACAAGACCGGACAAATCGTGACCTGAAGTCACGCGAGAAAACTGCTCGTGCTGTATACGTACCGCCGAGTGCGCTGCCTGATCCGACTCCCGAGCCCGGGATGGTTTACCGCTGGGTTGCTACGCACATCCTCGGTCAAGCCGACCCGACAAACGTGTCCAAAAAGATGCGTGAAGGCTGGGTGCCAGTGAAAGCAGCCGACCATCCAGAGCTCATGCTGTTGGGTAGTGAGAAGACCGGCAACGTCGAAATCGGCGGACTCATGCTTTGCAAGATGTCCAAAGAGCAGGCGCAGTCCCGGGACGATTACTACAACAACCAAGCGCAAACTCAGATGGAATCCGTTGATAACCACTTCATGCGAAACAACGACCCGCGCATGCCACTGTTTGCAGACCGAAAGTCTTCTTCCAGTCGCGGTGCTGGTTTTGGTTCTGGTTCAAAGTAACAAGGAGTCCTTAAATGGCATCTACCGCTGCACCATACGGCCTGCGGGCCGTAAACCGTGTTGACGGTCTCCCCTACGCAGGTGAGACACGTCAGCTTTTGATCACCCCCGCTGGCTATGCCAGCAACATCTTCAACGGCCAAGTCGTGAAGATTCACACAGACGGCTACATCAACATCGTCACCGAAACCGGTGGTACTGGTGATGCGTTCCCTGCTGGCACCATTGGTGTCTTCGTGGGCTGCTCGTACACCAACACCCAAGGTCAGACTGTGTTCTCGCAGTACTACCCCTCGGGCGCTTTGAACGGCGTGGCGTACGTTGTGGATGACGACCGTGCTGTGTTCCAAGTCCAAGCTGACGGTTCTGTCGGCCAGACTAAGCTGGGCCAAAACGTGTTCTTCGCTGCTGCACAGAGTTCTTCTACTGGTTCTACCCAGTCGGGCAACTCGAACTCGGCCGTGAGCGCAACTGCCCAAGCTGGCACCGCCGCTTTCCGTATCGTTGGTTTTGCAAACAACATCACTTCTACTGTGGGCGACGCCTACACTGACGTGTTGGTGAAGTTCAACATCGGCCAGCATTCGTACACCAACGCCACCGGCGTCGCCTGATAAGGAGTCTGAATCATGGCAATTTCACGCGCACAACTGCTCAAAGAGCTGCTCCCCGGTCTGAACGCCTTGTTCGGTATGGAATACGCCCGTTACGGCGAAGAGCACAAAGAACTGTACGAAACAGAGAAATCTGAGCGTTCGTTCGAAGAAGAAACCAAGCTGGCCGGTTTTGGCGCTGCTCCTGTCAAGAACGAAGGCTCCGCCATCGCTTATGACAACGCGCAGGAAGCCTTCACTGCTCGCTACAACCACGAAACCATCGCACTGGGCTTCTCCATCACGGAAGAAGCTGTTGAAGACAACTTGTACGACAGCCTGTCTGCTCGCTACACCAAGTCTTTGGCCCGTGCCATGTCCTACACCAAGCAAGTGAAAGCTGCCGCAGTCGTGAACAACGGCTTCAACGGTTCTTACGCTGGCGGTGACGGTGTGTCGTTGTTCGGTGTGAACTCTTCGAGCGCCCGCGTTGGTCACCCTCTGGTCAACGGTTCTGTGAACTACAACAGCCCAACCGTGGGTGTGGACTTGAACGAAACTTCGTTGGAAAACGCTGTGATCCAGATCGCAGCTTGGACTGATGAACGCGGTCTGTTGATCGCCGCCAAGCCCACCAAGATGGTGATCCCTCCAGCACTGATGTTCGTTGCCAAGCGTCTGCTTGACACCGAGCTGCGTGTCTCGACTGCTGATAACGACATCAACGCGATCAAGCAGATGGGCGCTATCCCCGGTGGCTACACTGTGAACCACTTCTTGACCGACAACAACGCTTGGTTCCTGTTGACCGACGTTCCAAACGGCCTGAAGCACTTCGAGCGTACCGCCCTGTCCACTTCGATGGACGGTGATTTCGATACCGGCAACGTCCGTTACAAGGCCCGCGAGCGTTATAGCTTCGGCTGGTCTGACCCATTGGGTATCTGGGGCTCTTCGGGCTCTGCCTGATACTAGTACGTAAAGTACTCTAAAAGGGCCCTTCGGGGCCCTTTCTTTTTGCCCTTGTGGTGGGTGGCGGTTATGTGTTACATTACCTGTTACTAAGTCACAGGAGCCAATATGGACACAACCAACCTACCCAAAACCCGGGCCGAGGCCAAAGCTGCAGGCGCAACGCACTACTTCACAGGCGAGCCCTGTAAGCATGGGCACATCGCACCACGCAAAACGAAAGGTGCGTGCGTCGAATGTCTGAAGGTGGAATGGCAAGCGGCAGCAGACACACGCGCCGATTACTTCAGGGCGTACAACCGCAACGAAGAGGTCAAGGACCGCAAGCACGCGTGGTACCAAGAAAATCGTGAGCAGGTCATTCAAGCAGCCGCAACACGCCCCGCTGCAATACTGCGGGAGTACCGTAACAACTGGAAAGCAAACAACAAAGTGCAGGTGTTGGCAGACAACAAAGTCCGCCGCCGTAAGCACAGGGATGCCACCCCAAAGTGGCTTTCCAGAAGGCAAAAGTCAGAGATTCGGCAGCTCTATCAAATTGCCATCACCATGACGCAGACGACTGGCGAGCAGTATGTCGTTGACCATATCGTCCCGCTGCGCGGGGAGTTCGTGTGCGGCCTTCACGTGCCGTGGAACCTGCGCGTCATCACGCAGGGAGAGAACTTGAAAAAGTCCAACAAACTCGTTGACCACACCGAACCGCAGTGATATAAACGAACCACCCCCGGACTTTCCGGTGTATCTGACGGCTCCGGGCCGACGTCATGCAGACAGATACGCCTTAACCGCATGAGGAATACATCATGGCAAATACTACCTTCTCCGGCCCAGTCGTATCGCAAAACGGCTTCGTTGGTAACATCACAGGCACCATCACCGGCGGCGTCATCGGCAGCGTCACTGCCACCACTCTGGTACTCCCCACATCCACTGCCGCCGCTATTGGCGCAATTGGCAACGCCATCAACACGACTGGCAAAGTGATTGGTAAGACTGTTGTGGACCTCGCCACTGGCCTGCAGTACACCGCCACCGGCACCGCTGCAAACTCGCCTTGGAAAGCTTCGGACGGCACCACATCCGTCACACCCGCTTAATTGATCCCCGGGGCTTCGGCCCCTGTTTTGAAGGAGATTAATTATGACGATGCAAACCGATGTCAAAGCCACCTCGTTAGCCGCGTCCGGTGCGGTGACGACGTTTCGCGCCCGCTTGCGTAGCTTGGTGATCGAGCCCGGCGCGTCTGCAGGCAGTGTCACCATGAAAGACGGCGGAGCCAGTGGCACAACGCTCTTTACGCTGAACACGGCCGCAGGCGGTGAGACGTTCAACATTCTGATCCCAGCCGAAGGCGTGCTGTTTGCAACAGATATTTACGCCACGCTTTCCAACACGAAAGTGACGGCGTTTTATGCCTAAGAGTCCCGCATGGCAACGCAAGGAAGGCAAGTCCGAGAAGGGCGGTCTGAACGCGAAAGGGCGTGCGTCTTACAACAAGGCCAACCCGGGCAAGCCCGGGTTGAAAGCACCCCAGCCAGAGGGCGGCAAACGCCGCGACTCTTTTTGCGCCCGTATGGAAGGCATGAAGAAGAAGCTGACCAGCGAGAAGACGGCCAAAGACCCGGACAGCCGGATCAACAAAAGCCTGCGGGCTTGGAAGTGCTGAGTCATGGATTTGCCAGTCTGGAACACCGTCCTGTCGTTTGCTTCGGCGCTACTCCTGTTTTGGGTGAAAATCTCCCATGACGAGGTGAAGCGCTTGTCCATTTTGCTCAGCAAGACTCGGGAAGAAAACGCCGAGAAGTTTGTGGCCAAGATGGACATGCACAACGACATGAACCG